ACACTTCAATGAGTGTTGGTGATATAGTTGATGTTGATGGAACCATTTATCTTTGCAGAGATATTGGATGGAAAATTTTAAACAAACAAAAGGAGGCAGCATGAATAATACTGAAAAGTTTAAATGCACTGGAGCTATAGATGCAGGTTATTCTGTAAAGGTGCAGGTAAGCAGAACTGGAACAACTAAAGAAGAAGCATTAAAAAATCTTTTAGCTGTGTTCCCAAAAGCAGAACCAGTTTTTCCTTCAAAAGATTTTCATTATTCGGAGGTTTTATGATCATTAGTAAAACTCAATTAGATTTAATTAGAAGATCATCAGATGAAATTCTATTAAATAAATATGATTATTATAACAGCATGCCTGTTAGAACTTTAACAGCTCTTCTTAATCTAAAAGCAATTAAACAAGAACTAGATAGAAGAAATCTTTTAGATTTAAAAATTAATGAAGATCAATATGAAATGGAGACAGCATCACTATGAATAAACTTATTAAAGATAAATACGTACTTGCTCAATCATTCTTACAAAAATCATTAGATGAAAATGATCCAACTTTATCAGACTTTTATTACACTCAATATGTTGAGATGTTATTTAAAGCTGATGATGATCAATTAAAACAGAAAGAAGTAACTCAATGAAAATAATTAGATGTCCAGATTGTAATAGTTCTAGAGTACAATACTTAGCATTCCAAAGAAATCTTGCTTATTTACAAAGCGAGCTTACTCAGGAATGGTATACTCCAAACATTACAACACAGGATATCCAAGCAGATCCAAACCCAACTTTTAGATGCATTAAGTGTGATAATGAATGGGTAGGAATAAATGATTGAAACATTACAAGATTTATTTTGGTATGAAATAATTTTAATCTTAATTTTGATACTAATATATTTTAACAACAGGAGATAATATGCTTACATATATAATAACATTAATGCAGATTCTTATATTAATAGCAGCAGCATCATTAGTTTATGATGTTGTTAATTTTTTATTTCAATTTGATCAAGGAGATATCAATGAGTGAATTTACTAAAGCAGCCATTATAAGATTAAAAACCTCCATTAAAGGAAGAACCAAAACAATTAACAATAAAGAATATAGAGAAGGTTTTATGACTGGGTCCAGACTTGTTTGGGATTTTTTAAATACTGAAGTTAATAAATATAAAGCAAAATATTATTCTGTTATTTCTAAAAAGAAATTATATTCAATTAAAGAACCAACAAAGAAAGCTAATATAATTAGTATATTCCCTGAGGTTAATCATATCCTGGAGAAGATATGTAAAAGATTTGATGTCTCTATTGATGAGATTAAATCTCCAAGTAGATTGCAGAAGTTTGTATATGCAAGAACTATTGCTATTAATATTATGCTTGAGAGAGCTAGTATGAATTATACAATCGTTGGTAATGTTCTTGGTAAGAGAAATCATACAACGATTATGTATCACCATAACCAGAAAAATTTAAAGATAGGTTATTGGAAACCGCAGAATGAAATCTGGAATATTTACGAGGAACTAAATAAAGAGTTATAGTTTTTATGCTTGCAAAAGAATGTTCTATTTGTAAAAAAAAAAGATTAATTAAATTTTTTTGGATCAGAAGTTGGTATAGCAAATCACAAAAAAAAAATATCTTCTTTCCAAGAAGAGAATGTAAGTCTTGTTTATTAAAAATAAGAGAACAAAAATATAAAGACAATCCTGAAAAATATAAAAAATATTGGAATGACTATAGATCTAAACATAGAAATATAATTATATTAAAACAAAGAGAAAGATATAATAAAAATAAAGATAAGTATGTATTAAAAGCAAGACAATATAGAAAGAAAAATAAAAAAATTATTAGAGAAAGAGAAAGATTAAAAAGAATAAATAATCCAGAATATTATAAAGAGCATCGTAAAAAATATTATTGGAAAAATAGAGATAAACTTCTCATTAAAATGAGAGCTTACCATAAAATATATAATCAAAAATATAAATTAAAAAGAAGAAGAAATTCTAGAGAACATTATAAAAATAATTTAGAATATTATAAAAAAAGAAACAAAGAACATTATAAAAAAAATAAAGAGATTTATAATTTAAAAGCTATTAACAGAAGATTAATATCACAAAAACAAACTCCAATGTGGAATAACAAAGTTATAATGTTAAATATATATAAAAAAGCAAAGACATTAAGAAAACAAGGAAGAAATGTATCTGTTGATCATGTTATTCCTTTACAAGGAAAGTTTGTAACAGGATTGCATGTGCATAATAATTTAAAAATTATTCCTGCTGGATTAAATTCTGCTAAGAAAAATAAATTTAAACCTTTTCAAAGTATGGATAAAATATTTGGAAAAAAATGGATGTGTAATTAAAGAATAGTTTTTTTCTTTTTAGGAAAGCCAGCTTTCATATTTCTATATGCTTCAGGAGATATCGTTGAATCTTTTTTTGATCTAGATATTCCTGCTTTCCTGCGTTTATTTATGTTATAATATAAACCTTTGTTTTCCATTATAGTATAGTCTTTTTCTTTTTTTTAACACCCATGATGGTTCCTTTATTCTCTGCTGCGTAGAATATTTTTTCTCCACGTTTAGCTCCATACTCTTTCTTCATGGCAGCCATAATTTTTTTTCCTTTTTCATTTAGTGGCATAATATCTTTCCTCTTTTCTTTGTTCGGCAGCTCTTCGTCTTAGGTTATCCTGGTGGTATCTATCAAAGCAATCACCATCTCCTGCATGACAAAATCGCAAACCCTCTGCATTAATAACCCAACCACCCATATTTGACAACAATTCTTTATTACAAATAAAGCAGAAACCACAACGAAATATTGAGTTCTTTTTTTTTCTCACGACTTCTTATGTCTTGCAGCAAAAGCTCTGGCAGATTCCTTATTTCTAAAACCCCATGCTTTTAGCGCTAAAGCCAATCTAGTGGGTCTATTTTTGCTATCCTTCATGGCACCCTTCATACCGCCAAATCGTGCGGCAAAAGAGATCCTACGAGGGTTTAAACCACTCTTTACAGGAGCTTTAAGGTTAGATCCTTCTGTTCTTTTAAAGTAAGCTCTACCTGCGGCTGTTAATCCACCTTTTGGATTCTTATGTTCTTTTCTCATAACACTTACATTTATTTAATAACAGGCAACCATACATTGTTTTAAATATACAGTACATAATAATTACACTCTACCTTGTCCCACGTAAGGTTTATAAGTCTTATGCTTATTAACTTTCTTGGTATGTCTACCTTTTCTTTTCTTAGGTGGTTTTCTTATATGTTTGTTTTCTAGATTTTTTCTTGCCATTGTAATCTTTATTGATTGCTTTCTTTTTATACTTCATTGCGAATGCTGTTTGTATTTGATTACTCATCTTTATTAACTACAGTTTTATTAGCTAATGTTCTTGCAATACTTTCTCCTGATCTACCTACAACATAACCACCTAAACCTATCTGCAGCAATGTCCAGACATCTCCTGGAAGTTCAAATGTTATTACAGATCCAAGAACTATTTTTATTATGGGTCCCAATATATAATTCCATACAAGAATAAAAATAAGAACATACATCAGCAGGGGTCTCCAGGATGAAACAAACCAATTAGATTTAGCTTCAGCTTCTACAATAGATGCAGCTGCTTTTAATTCCTCTGTTGATGATTTAAGTAATTGTTGATTTAAAAGAAACTTTAATTTTTCAGCTTGATCCTTATCAGGAATTGCTTTGTCAATAGTTGAAAAAAGCATCTTAGCAAGTGGAGCTATAATTTGTAGAGCAGGTAACATTATTCTAATTCCATTGTTGAATAAACAGTCTTACCATCTATTCGCATTGCTTTCAAATATTCTCTTCTGTTATTATTAGCATTGTAAGAGCAATGAACCCATCCTGAGTTATCTTCAGCAGGGTTCCAAAACTCAAGTATTAATTGATCAAATTCTAAAGTCTTATATATCCAATTAGCTAATTGTAAATTTGGAATACCTTCTATTTCAAAGTCTGCTGCTTTACCTTCGGTATGTTGAGACTTAATAGTTGAACCAACAGCCAGGCATAGCTCAGGTGATCTATAACCAGAAGTAATTTTAATTGGCATTTGAAATGCATCTCTTATTGGCTGCAATACATGATCGCATAATAATTGTAAATTTTTAATATGCTCAACTTTAGGAATATTAATTATCTTTTTTTCTTCTGCTGTTTTAGAATAAGTTAATTCTTCTAATGTAAAATTATTGGATAGTTTCATTTGATTGTTATCTTACCTTCTTTATTAACATAAACTATTTTAACATTTAGATTCTTTTGTCTTTTATTTGGAGTTCTGTTAATACGATCTTTATTTTTATTACCATACTTTGTATTTGATAATCTAAAAGATTCTGTCTTAACATCATAATTATTATATTCTTTTGTTTTAATATTGTAGGTGATGATATCAATGGGTCCCACTCCGCATAATGGAGTAAAGATTAAAAGATTAGGATCTTTAGCAAAGTAAGATTGCGCTATCGTTTCGCTAAGCACACCTTTGTTGCTTGTTTTCATTTATCTAAAATATTTTAGCAAGCCAACTATTGCGCCGATGATACCACCGACTATTATTACGAAAGCAATAACACCCTTACCCTTATTCATATCTGAATGGAGCTGCTTAACATCTGCTCTTAATTCATCTATTGTTTTTATAAGTGTATTCATTCTTTCCGCGCATAACTTCTCATGTGCAGATAAACGAACTGAAGTAGCAGATATAGTCTTGTGTTTCTTTCTCATTGGCACACCATATATAGTGGTATGCAAAAGTCAATTATAGATTGTAGTTAATAGATTGTTCTGTTATTTCTACGCAGTCAAAATGAAAGGATGGTTTGACTTTCTCAAACTGATCTATTGGGAATAGTTTATTCTGCTCTGCTATAAACTCATAGCCAGCTATGGTGCATTCCCTAAGGGTATTAAACTTCTTACCTGTACTCATTACGTCTAGGCAGTTGCCATTAACCATTGAGCAAATGGTAAAGATTAATAAAAATTTCATTAAGATTAGTTATATGAATATGTGGATAAGTAAAGGTGGCATTGCTGCCACCAATACTATAAAGATGAATTAATCTTTATCTTCATCCTCATCTTCATCCAGATCAAAGTCTTCATCTTCGTCTAGCTCATCCTCGTATGCTACATGAGCATCATCAGGATTTATTTTCAGTTCCAAATCATCTAAGAGATCTTTAATCTCATATATGATATCTTCTGCTGATTTTTTCTTTTTTGCCATGCTAACTCCTATAGTTGGTTTGGCAGTGGCGAGATAAGGTTAATTGAATAATAAGTAAATAAAATTATTTTTTATAACTTATTGTTTTGTAATTATTATTTATTTATTTTTATATATTTTTTCTACTGCTTCTAAATAATTATTCCAGAAAGACTTAACGTCTGCTGCATAATCATTAAAGAATTTATTCCAGTATGACTTGATGTCAGTATAGTTTAACATGTTATTCTCCATTGGTTATGGAGTGCATATAGTGCTAACTATTTTATATTCAAGTGCGATTTAATAGATTCTATTATATCATTAACTACATGCTCATAACGCCATCCAATGTAGATGCCAATGATTAAAGATATAAGTATTAATATTGTTGTCATATTATTTCCTATTTATTTGATCTATAAACTTACCATAATATTCGGTGCTACCCAAATGATTTATAGGAGTAGATAGATCAGTCCAGATCTCAAAGCCACACTCTTCAGCTAATCTACAGAAATAATAGTCTTCAGATAGAAATCTATTAACACCATCTTTTTCTCTATAAATTCCAACTGGAAAGAAATCATAGGCATTCTCTGATCCTTCTATTCCTGTTCTTAGATCTGGTTTGTATTTAAGGTTAGGAAATTTATTTATGATAGTAGTAAAGACATTACGTTTAATCATCATGAAACCAGTAGCTGATTCCTTTACCCTTGCGAATCCCTGTTTAAATTCTGTGTTAGGATATAGATTAACATTGAACTGCAAAAGATAATCACGCATTGTTTGTTCATCTATATTATTATTTTCTTTGATACGATCTAGTAATTGCTGCCAGTAAAATCCTTTGACAGGATATGTGCATGTAACAACTTCTTTATTAAATTCTATAACTCTTAATAAGTTCTGTAATGTGAATCCAATGTCAGCATCAATGAATAAAAGGTGAGTTCCATTAAATTCTTTATTATCTAAGAACTTAGTTACAAACTTATTTCTAGCACGATTGATTAAAGATTCAGTTGGAAGTGTTTCTATTCTAAGATTGTGTCCCATATCATTTAAAGGTTTGATAACATTAAACAAAGAATGGAATGTTAGATTAGATATATTCCCTCCATAACAGGGAATAGCAATAAGGATATTCATTTTACTTTATTAAAATATTCAATGCACTCAGCTATAGTTTGTTGCCTAATATATTCATCTCTTATTTCTTGTGATGTAGGTTGTGGTAAAGGAGAATCCCATCTATCTATAATAAACTCACCAGCAGAAGTTAAATCATAACTTGCGTCAGGTGCTAAGGATTTCATTACTGTATTTATACCCCAAGCAAAACCATTTTCATTTGTGTATCTTTTTATAGTTGCTTCAATAGATAGTTTTCTAACTGTCATAATATAAGTTCAGTTAAAGATTTATTATTACCAATAGTTCCTTTTATAAAGACATTAAAAGCAAGACTAATTCTAGTGTTATCTCCTTCTTTAGTTTCTACCATGTGAGTTAATGATGATGGGAATAGTATTACATCTCCAGTTTTCACAGAAAACCACCAAGATTCTGAGTTCCATATATTCCAATCTTTAACTTCTAGTTTGATAGTTTTGTAATTATCATTAAAGAATTTGATCTTATCGTGTTCTTGATGGCAGTTAATATAGAATACTCCTGATACCAATGAATTAGGATGTGCGTGTTTGTGATGATATTGATTTTTTTCAGTATAGTTTAACCAAGATTGAGTAATGTAAGGTGTGATGTTATTAGCTGGAGATATTATTTTATTAAAATAATCTTGTACTCTTAAATCTAATTCTTTTTTAATATTAACAAAAGGTTTTTCATTAAGAATATAATTATTGTTTGATGTAATGTTGCCATCATTTTTATAGAAATCTTTTTTAGATTTATCTACAAACTTTAATTCTAATGGTGTTAATTCTCTATTTAATTTAGATATATAAATAGGTGTTGGGAATATCCCATTAATATTAGATTCAATCATTGTTTGATTAAATTATATATTATCTTCTATTAAATCCCAAGATTGATTTTGTTCGTTCCAATTATATCTATTGTTATCCTGTGGATAAGGTATTGGAGATTCCCATAAACAAGTATTTTCGTTTAATACCCAAGAGTTAAAAGGTTTTTTTGGAATAAAAGCATCTCTATCTTCATCATAAGTATAACCTATTCCTGCATGATTTTTTCTTAAAGGTGTGCCACCATTATCATGTACTCCACCATGAGTGTTATAAGATGTTTGTTTCCATACAGGATAACCTGTTAATTTTGTTAAGAAATCAATACCATTAACTTCTTGTTCAACTCCATTAGAGTCATGAAGAACTTTATTAACTACTGAAAGAACTTCTATTACTTTATTATTTAATCCTATTTTTGCAAAGCTAGCCATTATGCTGTGTAACTCCCTGAACCATTAAATGTTAAAACTGTTTTTCCTGAAACTCCTGTAGCAACAGTTGGAGAACCAGTAGTTGTTCCTGTATAATTTGCATCTGGCATACTTAATATAACAACTCCTTTACTTCCACTTCCTCCATCTGTGTTTGCAGCTCCACCGCCTCCACCTCCACCTGAACCTGAATTAGCAGGTGAAGAATTTGAACCATTAGTAGAAGCTCCACCTCCTGCTCCTCCACCACCTGAACCACCTGAACCACCTGTTCCATAAGCTCCTCCGCCTCCTCCTCCAGCTCTTGTTACTGAAGAACCTGTTATTGAATTTGCCGTACCTGCTCCACCTGCTCCACCTGCTCCTCCAGGAACAGCATAGCCATCACCAGCTACAGAAGCACCAACAGCACTAGAACCTCCACCACCGCCACCACCTCTTACAGAGCCAGAATTACCTCCATTATTTCCTTGACTTGGTGATGTGCTAGGAGTGTTTCCATTACCTCCAGTTGATGGACCATAACCACCACCTCCACCTGAACCACCATTACCTCCATTTGCAATTGCAGCTCCACCTTTTCCTCCTCCAGCTGAAGTAATTGTTGTTAATCCTGAACCTGATATAGATGAATTACTACCTGCTACAGCATCGTCATTTGTATATGGAGCAATTCCACCTGCACCTCCATCTCCTACTGTTACTGTAATTACTGTTCCACCATTTACTGTTTGAGTTGATGTTCTATAACCACCTGCACCACCGCCTCCACCTCCACCTGAACCATTACCAGATCCACCCCCAGCTCCTCCAGCTACTACTAAAAAATCTACTGAATAACTTAATGGTGATAAAGCATCTGTTCCTTCATTAATACCTGAACTTGCTATCCAACCTTGTGTTGCATCTATATAAGTTAATGTTGCACCTTCTCTCTCACCTGTTAATCTTAAATTAGATGTTGCACCTTCTATTTTATTTCCATTAGGATTAATTGTAAGTGTGTTAGTATCAAAAGTTCCTGCGTAATCTACTAATATAATTGTATCTCCAGCAGATGGTGATGCAGGTAATGTTACTGTGAATGCAGATGATGTTGTGTTGCAAGGATAACCTCTACCAGCAACTGCAGTAAAACCAGATGTTTGAACTGATTGCCAAGCTATACCAGCTGTTGCAAAACTTAATACACCAGATCCATTTGTAACAAGAGCTTGTCCAGCAGAACCATCAGCAGTTGGATAAGATAATCCATCTAATTTAACAACACCAGTTCCATTAGGAGTTATTTCTATATTACCATTAGCACCATCAAATATTTTAACAGTTCCAGAATTAGTTCCAGAGTTTGTGCTAATTGTTATATCGCTAGTACCATCTGTAGTTAAAATAGCATCAGTATTAGTATCACCAATTTTAACTGTATCTGCAGATAATACTACATCTCCAGTACCATTAGGTTGTAATGTAATATTACCATTAGATGTTGATGTAATTGAATATGTATTAACGTCTAAATTACCACCAAGTTGTGGAGATGTATCTTGTACTAAATCTGAAATACCACCTGAAGTTACAGCTATCCAAGCTGAACCTGTGTAGTATTTTAAATTACCAGAAGTTGAGTTGTAATATAAATCACCAGCAGTTAAAGGATCTCCATCATTATCAACTGTTGGATCATTTGCTTTAGAACCTAAATAAACATCATCAAATGTTTCTGCACTCGCAGCTGCCGCTGCGGCACTATTTGCTGCATTACTAGCATGATTAGCAGCATTACTAGAATGATTAGAAGCATTATTAGCAAAGTTTGATGAGTTGCTAGAATGATTGCTAGAGTTGTTAGCAAAGTTTGATGAGTTTGCAGAATGATTAGAGCTATTACTTGCATGGTTAGAACTATTGCTAGCATGGTTTGAAGAATTGCTTGCATGATTTGAACTATTGTTTGCAAAGTTAGATGAATTACTTGCATGATTAGCTGAAGTGTTTGCACTATTAGAACTGTTATTAGCAAAGTTACTAGAATTTGATGCGTGGTTAGCTGAATCATTAGCACTATTAGAACTATTGTTAGCAAAGTTACTTGAGTTGCTAGAATGATTTGATGCTGAGTTAGCACTGTTGCTAGAATTGTTCGCAAAGTTAGAACTATTAGATGAAAAGTTTGCAGAACTGTTTGCACTATTAGATGCGTTAGAAGAATGATTGCTAGAACTATTTGCTGAGTTAGAAGCATTAGATGCGTGATTGCTTGAATTAGATGCGTGATTAGAACTATTTGTAGCATGATTGCTAGCATTAGACGCATGATTAGATGCGTTAGATGCGTGGTTTGAAGCCGCATTGGCATTTGCAGATGCTGATGCGTTATCAACAATTAATTCATAATAAGCAGAGTTAGCATTTGTAGTTAGTGGTTGTGAACCAGAAGAAGTATGTGCAGTATCAACAATAAAAATATTACCAGTAGATGTATCTTTAACTAAATCTCTAGCATTGTAAGATGTGGCTGTAGCCCAGTTTCCTCTGTAAGTTCCAAGCTCTTGTGTAACTGATATTTCTCCATTACCATCAAATGCTAAAATTTTATTAGCACGATCTGCAGCACCCACTGTAAACTCAGTAGATGTCATTGTATTTGTTTTAGATAATTTAATTGCTCTTCCTAATTCTTCCTGAATTTCTTGAGCTATCATTGTAACTCTATCTAGAGCTTCCTCATGAGAGTTAGCTGGGAATGGATCGTTAGCTACGTAATCTGTTTCTTGTGTTTTAGTTGTATTTCTTTTTAAAACTACTGTTTCAGTTGATCCAGGAGCTGTTAAGAATGTGATATTACCACCTCCAGCAACACCTACACCAGATACTGTATAATGAGTTGTTTTTGTTTTTATAGTTTCAGTTCCTGTTGAAGATCTGATAATAACCTGAATTTCATCATCATCTAAGATTTTAAATGTATATGCAAAAACTGTAGTTGATCCATTGCCTGAATAACTATTTCTAACTGTAGTTGATGATATTGTCATAATTCCCTATATTAAATTCAATCGTTAATGTCTATCCTATTTATTCAAATATATTAATTTTTGGTGATCTTTCAGGGTAACTTTCTCCTGGTTTCCAAAAATATTCTTTATTGTATTCATCTCTATATTTATTAATTCGTCTAATAACTCTATCATTAAATTTAGGATCTATCATTTTTTGTATGTTATCAAAGATAAGTCTTTCCAAAGCTAGTCTGGCATACCATAAACTAGCTCCAGGAGTATATTGTCTTAAAAAATCACTTACATCTCTTCCATAAGTAGTTTCCTCTCCTGAGACTAAATTAATTAAATTACCAAATGTAAGTTTAGCAACATCTTCAAAGAAACCTGCAGGAGCGCCAAGTATTGTTCCTGATAAATTTCTTCCATATTGATTTTGTGATGCAGTTAAGAAATCTCCAAAGATACCAAGTCCACCACCTTTAATCATTGCTCTAACCCAATATTTAGGATCTTTCATTGATTCTGGAGAAGTAACGTCTCTACCTTTTGTTATCTCACCAAGCTCATAAGCTAAAGCTCCAAATAAAGTTCCTGAAATAACTAAAGGAACTACATATTTCATTTTGCCAGTTAAATTTGTTTGAGTAAATCCTCTTCTTAAATGAGTATAAGCAAATGTAATTGGAAAGTTTTTATACATTGCAACAGAATTGATTAATTCTCCACCGATTGTTCCTGATCTTTGATTGCCAAATAATGCAACTTTACCTCTTGCTGAAGTTGCAGGAATTGCAAATTCTGTTTCGTTAATAACTAATTCCATTAGTTTTGTTGTTAAATCTTCTCTTAAACTTTCAGTTAAATCAGCTCTTGATCTAATATCATCGGGTCTTAAAAATGTTGCACCTTTATTTGCATAATTAACATCATCAATACCAGCATCATATAATTTTGTTTGACGAATAATATCCCAAGATCCATCATTTATTCCATAACGTAAAAATGTTTTTTGCATTGCTTCTGGTAATTCATTAAATTTCTTACCAACATTCTCAGCCCAAAACCCCATTAACTCCATTCCAAAGCTCCATCTACCAGCTTGAGTTAAATGTGATAAACCAGATATTCTTAAAATAGAATCTGATATTCTTTTTGTTATTTGTGGAGCTTCTATTTCTCCAAGATATCTAGCAGATGCAGATGCTACTGTACTCCAGTGTTCAGCAACTAAACCAAGTCTAATTGCAAGTTTTGATCTTTGACTACTTTTTAAAGGATCAAATAATAATTTTAAACTATTTTGTGCTGTTCTCCATTGTGGTAAACCAACATGAGCTGATGTAGCTCTACTCCAGTTAAAGTCTGTTAAAGCAAGAACTGATGCAGATCCTAATTGAGCTGATGTTAATATATGTCTTAAACCTGCTAAAGATCTTGCTACAAACCCATCAACTGGGTTTGTTAAAGCACCTTTATGATAACCATATAAATTTTTAATTAATTCTATTTTTTTACTAGCTCTATCTTCTTCTAACGAACCAAAGAATTGAGCTATTGACTTTCTATTAAATTTTTCAGCATCAGCAATATCTTGAGCATATTGACTTACTTGTCTATTTAGTTTTTCAATTTCAACAGGATCAGTAGATTTAGCTAATAATGCTTTTGCCTCTTCTAATTGTTGTTTAGCAACAGGAAGTCTTACTTGTTTAGTAACATCTATTTGAGCTTGTTTTTTAATAAGAGTAGTCATGTAAGAAATTGTTGCATCAGGGTTAGCTCCAAGAACTTTCATTAATGCAATATCTCTAGACATTTTATTAATGTGATCCATCATTACTTGGAATGCATTGTTATTGCCAAATCTATTTTGATATTCAATCCAAGACTGTGCGTTTTTAAAAACTAAAAATCTATGATCTGTATAACGTGATGCAAGATTACTTCCAAAAGTTCTTTGTGTTGGTTTTACTTTATTAAAACCTTCATTAACGATTGTTTCATAAACATCGGATAATGCTAATCTTAAAGTCTTTTCATTAAAAGGAAGATTAGTTTTTTCATTAATCATTTTAACCATATCTAATCTATCAATAGTAAAATTAATCCAATCTTCTTTATTTGTTTTTCTAATTGCTAATGTGTCGTGAGCTTGTGGCAAACCCCAATCTTTTCTAGATGGTATTCTTCCACCATATTTATTAAATTCTAATCTTAAAAATTCTGAAGTTGCTTTCCATGCTTCTGCCATTTCTTTTGCTGCTTGATTTTTAGTAGAACCTGGTTCTATAATTTCTCTAACTAACATATTTAATGTAGCTTTATTTCTTTCATATCCACCAAATCCTGGTTTGAATGTATCTAATACATCCACTAATATTTTATGAGCTTGTCCCTTAACAATCTTCGCTTGATTTTCTACAGTAATATGTGGTGAATAATCATCAGGGGACAAAACAGATATACCTGCATTGCCATAATCTACTTCTCCATTCATATTTCTATAAGTTTTAAAATGTTTTAAAATTCTTTGTTGAGCTTTAAGAGTTAATAATTCTCTACGTTTTTTTTCTGCTGCTTCGTATTTAAAAATATCAAAAGAATCTTTGGCTGCTTGTTTTTCAGCATCCACTTGCGACATACCTTTAGCTAGATATTCTTCTACCTTTTCATCAAATAACTTTATCTGTTCATCAGCTTGATTTTTGGTAACATTACCTTCTGCAATACCATTAGTGATACAATCTTTATAACTCATATACAGTCTTTCAATCTTTCAATAAATAAATTAGTTTGATTTTCTTCATCAAGAATTTGTCTCATGGTTTTAAGTTCTGGTACGATTTCATTAACATCATCTAATTTAGTGCTTAATGAAAATTCTTGATCTAGAATATTTGCTATTTCGTCGCCTAAAGCAATTATTGGTTTTGTTTCTTCAATAGGTTTTGGCGCATTTCCCTCAACATCTCTAGCTCGAATTTCTCTCCATCCTCGTATATTTGCTTCAATTTCTTCTCTTGATCCGCTAATGTATTTGACGATTCCTTCGGTTGTTGTGCCATCAATTTCACTTCTGACATTTATTTGTTCCTTTGTTAGTTTATTATAATTTGTTTTAATAACATTATCAACATCTTTTGAAATAATATCATCATAAACATATCTTCCAGTTTCTATTGCTCTTTTAAGATTTCTTAGTTTTGCAACATTAATAGGAACATCAACTCGTGTAACAATAATATTATATTTATTTTCTTTTAAAGATTGTATTATTTCATTTAATGATTGTTCATTTCTTCCAAGAATTGGTAAAATAATATTATCTCCATTACCAATAGCTTTCTCACCCATTTTTCTAAAAAATACTTTACTTTCTTTATGTGTTGCAGATGTACCAATACCTTTTTTATATTCTGGAATAACTTTTTTAAAATCATCAGGATCAATAACTATTGATTTAACAATGGTTTTAATATCGTTTGTAAATGTTGATTTACCTGCAGCTGGTAAACCTGTAACTATAAATGCAATACGATCTTTTGTTTCAGATCCTGTTTGATAAATGGCATTAATAATATTATCTATACCTTTATATTCTTTTTTTCCTAATTTATAAATTTTATTATTTAGATATTCATCTGTAAATTTTCCATTAACAAAATTAGGAGACACATCTGTACGATATTGTTCATAATAAACATCTTGATCTTTAATTATTTTTTTAAGTACATCTGAATTTCTAATATCTTCAACGTTTTCTATTGTTGGATTACCAGAGCTTAATTTTTCATCTATATTTTTAACTATTCTTAATTCTTTTTCGTCAAGAACTTTATTTTTTGCATTAATAGAATTTGTTAAATCTGTTTGTGTTGGTTTAGCAGGAGGAACTTCTTCACCTACTAATATTTCATTTTTTAAAGATTGGCTTTGATCAACTGAACCTTTACCACCAGGTTGATCAAATAATTTATTACTTAAGTTTTCTGATTTTGGTCTGCTTCCTGGAGTGCCTGTTTGTATCTCAGTTTTAATTGCATTATTGTCTGGTGATCCGCTAGCATTGATCCCATCAAAATCGCCTCTTTCTGCTGCTCGATCGACAGCGTTGGCAAAGTATTTTCTTGCTTCGGCTTTTCTTCCTGCTTGGTAGAGCTTGGCTGCTTCTGTGAGATCTGTAGAGAGTTGTCCAACTCTGGTTGCAAGGATTTCAATTTTTTCTTGGATTTTCGCATTTTGAGTTAATATTTTTTCGTTATTAATATTATCTAACTTATTACCTACAGAAGTCAATAATTCATCTTCTCTTAATACAAGTGAGAATAACTTTTTCTTGTCTTTTGTAGATTTTGTGAATTGTGATAATAATGCTGCTTTTTCAACAATTAAAGATTGTTTAAATTCTTCAACTCCAAATAATGTTTGTTCCTTCATTTTTACAGAAGGTGTTTCTCTAATTTGTTTTAATATTAAATCTACTTGTTGCATATTATCAATTCTTTGTTTTTTTAAAATTGAAAGCGCAGATACATGTAATTCTTTATCAGGTAATAATTCACCAACTCTAGATGCAATTTTGTAATCAATAAATTTATTAACTACCATTGAAAAAGATTCATTAGATAATTTAGTTAAACCTTGAGCAACTTTAACTATTTCTGTTTTAATAGGCATGCTTGCCATGATTGCATTAATATCAAAATTTTTAACACGCATCATTTTAGCAGCATCAATAGCAGTTCCTGTTCCATGTCTTAGATTGATTGCAACACCTTGAAGCATAGCATGATCAGGTGAATAACCATCTACTTCTCTAATTCTATATCCATAAAGTTTAGGTTTTTGATCTATAAGTTTTTTAGCTAATCCAAATCGTTGATGTCCATCTACGACTGCTAATCTACCATCTTTAAATTCATATACTAAAATACTACTTGAACTTGGTTGATCCCATTTTGTAACTTCCATAAGTTTTTGTGATATTCCAAATTCATTTGTTTCTGATTTATATTGAAAAGTTTTTGCATCAGTTGATAATTTATTAATATCAAATTCTTCTATAGATCCACCTTTAAGGATATCTTCAAATTTTAATTTTTGTGGTAATTCATCTGGAATAAGAATTGGTTCATCATTTAATAAATTTGCAGTTACCTCTGCTGTTCTTTCATTGTGTAAATCTCTACTTCTAACATTATCCACCATTGGATTTTGTTTATTTTCAAATATTCTATCTTCTACAAATTGAGCTGCAGCATCAGTATCTTTTGTTTTAAATTGTTCTGGAAAGTTTTCTTTATAAATTTTTAATACTTGTTCATCAGTTAAATTTTCAATATTGTTTTGAATTTTTGAAATCATCTTAACTTGCATATCAGGAGTAGTTTTTGAAAATAATTTAGATATTCCATAAACTCCTGTGTTTAAAACACCTCCAATACCTCCTGCAAGGAGCGCGCTCCAAAATACTTCTTTAGCTCCTTCTTCAAAACCAGCTCCTTCATAACCTAATTTTTTTCTATATGGTTGAACATTTAATTGTCTTGATGCTTCTGCACCTGCTCCAAGAACTGTTTCGTAATATGCTGTTTTTAAAAATGTTTGTAATGCTGTTGTTCCAAACCCATAAGCAAAACCAGCTGGTAAACTAACTAATACACTTGGTTCTTTTAAATAACCCACAGCTGTTCCTGCAAAATTTCCAATTTTTCCTGAAAAATTTGTATTTTGATAAAGTTCATTTGCGTATGCTTCAGAATCTTTTGCATTAACACTAATTTTTTTTAAAATAGCATCTAAATTATTTAATGATTTGCTTTCTAATTCTCTTTTTAAATCTTGATTTTTATTTTGTTCTTCTTCTAAAATTTTTAAAGCATCAATAACTCTATCTTCTCTTGATTTATAATCTGATGGTAATCCAAATTCTGTAGTATATAAATCTACATCTGGCATTGGATTATAAAAATTAATATTTTTTTTAAGCATGATATCTGTAATTTCACCCCATGCTTCTGTAAGATTTCTATATTCAGATACTTCAGAACTTCTTGTTTCAAAATCTTTTATACTTGCATTAAAATTATCTAAAAATGATTTTGCTGTAAAATATTCTTCTCTTCCTTTGGCTCTTGCTTCAACACCACCTAATTTAGGTTGTTCAGGAGGAAGTTCTTTTTTAGTATAAAAATTTTCTTGAGGTTCTAATAACGTATTAAGAGATTTATCTTCTTCAAAAAAGAATGACATTATTTATTTACTGTTCCTAGATCTCCTTTAATCTTATTAAGATCTACGATAAAGTAACCACCATTTTTATTTATTAAATATTCAGGTTGTGTATTTTTGCCATAAGGTTTTGATAATGATATTTTGTACTTTCCTGGACCCACTGTTATAAAATAAGGATCACCAAAAAATTTTTCTGAAAATATTTTAATTTCTTTTCCATTTTTATCTAATGGTAAAGTTTCAATTAAATTTCCTTGAGGATCAATGTAAGATCCAGATTTTTTAAGAATGTTTTCATTTTTTTCTAAATAATCAACAATAGAATTAAAATTACCTTTTCTTATATAAGCTGGAATAATAACATCCAAACCATTATATTTATCAAATCCACCATATTCTTTACCATTAACTTTTAATCCACCAACTGCTTCATTCATTGCTTCTTGATATCTTGATGTACTAAATGATTTTTCTAATTCATTAACATCATAAGTTCTTTTTAAATAAATATTATCAGCTGTTTCAATAACTCTATTTAATGTTTCAGCTGGAACACTTGTAAATGCATTTCTATAAGATGAAATAATAGATCCTTTATCTGCGTCTCTAAAATTTAATAATTTAATATTTTTATTTTTGCTTAATAAATATCCATCAATAGCATCAGCAGCTCCTTTAGTTGGAGTTCCACCATTAAACATTGTAATTCCACCAACATGAGCTAACAATGCATTCTCTTTAGAAATTTCAGAAAACGCAGCAGGAGCATCAGCACCAAAACCATTAGCAATATTTTGTGTTAAATCTAATAACATTTTGCTATCGGTTGTCTTTTCAACAATAGATTTTAATTGTTTAGATTCTGCTTCAGTAAAAAATCTAGCTGGTAAATTATAATATTTTGCAGCAGCAGCAGCTGAATTTTTTCTAGCAGCTAAACTTTCTGTAAACATTTTTTTATTTTCTTCAGATGGATTAACCATTACATCATTAAAATTAAGATTATTTAATGAAACAATATTTCTTTCAGAAGCTGTTCTTAATAAATCTTTTTCTAAATCTGTTTGTAAATCTGCTTTAAATTTTTTAATAATTTCATATTTTTTAAGTTCAGCAATAGGAATGTCTTGATTATTAGCTCTTGCAGTTGTGAATACAGATTCCATTTTACTAATTTCCGCATCCATTTCTGGAAGTGATTTACTTCTAATGCCTACAATAATATTTCTTTTTTCAATTAAACCTTCTATTTTTTTGGCTGCTTCAAAATTATCAACTGCAACAGCTCTTTCTCTTAATGCTAAAATAGAATTTATTCCTGGATCATTACCTTTGTTAAGTTGATCATCATAATCTTTTAAATTATTGCCTGTTGTTTCGTCTATTTTAATTGAAGATAATTTTGCATGAGATCTTAACTTTTCAATTTTTTCTATAGGTAAATTAGAGTTTGCAATAACATCATTAATTTTCATTGGATCACGATCTAAGGTTCTTAAACCTTTATAATAATCTATATCTTCTCTAACTTTGTTTTTCTCATCTGCTGCTTTTTTCCCATAAATCCTATTATAAGCATCAGATTCTAAAACAGTATTAAGCTCATTTGTTGCATTAGATATTTCAAGATCAGTCTTTCCATAGACAATAGATTTTTTTAAACGATCGGTATTTGCTTCTAATGCTAATCTACTTCTTTCTAATAGATTATTAGTTGCTGAGTTTCTAATAAGAATAGAATCTTCAACTGATTGTTTTTGTAAAAATGTATCTAATACTCTTTTAGTAAAAAAATTTTTTGTATCTTTAGTATGATAATCTTGAATAGTTTTTAATTGTTCTTTGTAATATTTATTTGCTGCATCTGGATCTTCCATTTTAGATGCTTCGTCTTTAATTTTAGATAAACCTGGAACATTATCATCTCCATTATATATCTTTTCTTTTTTTTCTAAAACTTCTGTTTCGGCTTTAAGTTTTTCTTGTTCAACATAAAAATCTTTTACCGATCCTAAAAATTCAGAAGAAGCTCTACCAATAGCTGCTGGAATTTCTTGACTAATACGTAATCCAGGAGTTGTTGGAACAGCACTTATTTCTTCTGTGGGTCTAATTTGAGATTGATAAATTTTAATTGCCATTAACCCATTCCTTTATAAATTTGTTGTCCAGTTCTAATGTCGCCAAGTAAACTTGAACCAGCTCTAAAATAACTAATTGTTTCGGCAACTCTTCCACGATATATTTCAACTCTTGCTTCAGCTCTTTTCATAACAGCTTCATTTTCTAATTGTTCTTTTTTAACAAGAGCATTGTATTCCATCATATCTCTATCTCTTTCAAAGTTTAAAGCATTATCCATTAATACTCTAAATCCAGTTCCTGATTCTTCAACACCTCTTATTGCATAACCAGTTCTAATGTCTCCAACTGATTTTGTTTCTAATGCATAAATTTGTGGTAAATCAAATTTTTCATAAACTTTATATCCTTGTTTAGCTTGTTGTTCTTTTACAAGCGCATCTCTTTCTAATAAAGACGCATTATATTTGGATATCTGTTTCTGCGATTGTCCAGTTATTAGATCACCTACAAATGACATATCAATAAATCTTTGCGAACCTTATGTAATCAGCACCATCTGGTCCATAATGTTTCATTAAACCTTCTGATTTTAAACCTAACCATTCAGCAAATTTTATCCCTAAAACAAAATCTGCTTTTACAGCGGTTTGTAATCTTTTCACTTTATAAGTTTTTGTTAAAATATCTAGTTTTTTTTTAACGTGTCTAGCAATAGATATAGGATTTTTCCATACATCGCTTGTTGCCAAAACCCATCCCTCAGCAACATTATCCCATAATATGCCAATACCGCCTGATACTACAATTTTATTATTTTTTACAGCAGTAAATGACATTCCTGGTATTTCTAAAAACAATGCATATTTTTTAAATTGTGGTGCAATTTGAATAGTAGGATCATTCATTGGATTGTTAATGATGTAATGTGCATGTTCCTTTTTAAAAGGAATAATATTAAGATTATCCATCATTAGTAATTAATCTTGGATATAATGATAATAATGTCATAGGTAATGCTTGATCCTGAACTACAAATAAATAACCATCAGTTTCAAAGTTACCTCTAAATTCAATTTTTTTATCTCCAGTAAAAAGAGGAACAGCAGCATCCATAGATGCAGCAGAAGATCTAAATGGTATTTCTTCAAGATTGTTTAGATCTGGACCCACTTTAGCTCCAACTGTTTCATAAAATCTTAATGTAACATCAAATATTCTTTTTGTTTTTCCTTGTGAAGTTCCATCTTGCGATCCAACATCTAGTCTCATTGTTTGTAATGTTGATGTATATGGTAAACCAACTTTTGCAGCAGTTGTTGTTCTGTCTAATGTAATAGATCCTGAAGATACTGTTTTATCAGGATGCGTTGCACCATTAGCAATTATTCTAACTGTTGCTGCGTTTAAATGATCTAATCCTGTAAGTGTAGATGTTGCTGATCCAGAATATGATAAAGCACTATCTACAAATTGAAATTGTGTAAGTGAACTATCAAATTGAAATGGTGTAAAATATTCTACATATCTTCTTGTTACTCCATTAATAGTACGTTTAACAATAACCCAAATTTGATCTTCATCAGTTCTATTGTAAGAATTGCCAGAAATAGAAATAACACTTTCAACAATACCATGAGCTGTCGCTCCAAAAGATCCGCCTAATTTATGTTGATGCCAAGCAACAACTTGTTCTGATCTTTGGTAAGTTAAGCCAACTAATACTCCATCTCCACGAATACCCCAAATAATACTATGAGGTTCTTGTTGGTAAGTTAATTCATCTAATCCATTTAATGTAATATCTTCAGCTAAGATTGTCATGTCAGGAGCAACATATCCATCTGTGTCAAAATTATAAGCAAGTTCTCTTAATTTTCTTTTAGCGCGTTGAACAAATAAAGTTGCGTTACCAACTGATAAAGCATCTATAGAAGATGCTCCATAGTTAGATTGTTTTTTAATATTTATATTTGTAGGTGATACAGCAGTTCCTGTAGAATCTGAATTTAATGTAAATTCACCTCCTGATGTTAATATAATTAATGTTCTTGTTGCTTTTAAAGATTGAATAACATTTACTTGATTTGATGCGATTGTATAAATCATTGCATCATCTGCGGCTACAGTTCCACCTCTATTTTCGTGCATATTTTCATAATCTCCTGATCTTGAAAAAAATAATGTTTGAGGTTGTTCAGTTGTTCCTGCAAATACTAATCTTTGTTCATAGAAAGTTACGCAAGAAGGATGACCAGTAGTGTCTGAAAAAGCGCCTAATGCCCAGTTTGTAGTAGTAGAGGAAGAACCCATGTCTTTTAAAACTGTTGCTGTTACAACTGTTGTGCTAGTAATAGCTGTGATCTCACCATAACCATCTCTAAAAGTAAAAAGTCTGCCAACATCAGTAGATTGAAAACCTGTATTATTATTAATTCCAGTTACAGCGGATGCTGTTAATGTTCTTCCTGTTCCAACAGTATGTGATGACATACCAAATGTTGTAGTTGTGATATTATCATCTAAATAGGGTCCATCAGTAAAATCTACTTCTGTAATTGTCCATGATGTATGTCCAGTTCTAGATAATTTTTTTACAGAATAATCAGGATGACACAAATACATAACATCAGCTGATTGAGCATATTTAATTTCAAATAAATCTGCTGTGGCATAAGTTGTTGTTAATGTATAAACTCTATTTGCAATACCACCAGATGTGTATGCAGTATAAGATGTAGTGTTTACGTTATTACCATCTATATCTTGTAATTGAAAAGTATTTGTTGCAACACTTGCAACTTTAAATCTTTTACCATTTACTTGTGTCATTCCAACAACTCCAGAAATAACAACTGTATCTCCATTAGAAAAACCATGCGATGCAGATGTAACAACACCTGGATTTGCTTGTGTAATTCCTGTTATGGTTTTATTAGCTTCTAATACAGCTCCATTATCTTTATAAAAACGAATATATAAATTTCCAAATTCTAAAGCATAAGATTGTTCAGTTGAAAATTCAAAAGGGATTAATCTTGTTTTTTCTGATGATGTTTTAATTTCTGCTACAAAGGTTGTACCTGGTCTACGTGTTACTGAACCATGTGGTTGAACTATAAAATTTTCTAAAGTTTTGCAGCCGCTAAAATATTTTTGGAAGTCTGTTCTTCCTTCCATACGATCAGATAACTGACCCCCAGTAAAGTTAGTAAGAGCTGTTGATACTCTTGCCATAATTAAAACCTACTGTTGATAAATTCGTCTGATAATATTACATCAACTTGACCCATATTAGGATCTGTATTTTGACCCTCTGTAGCATCAATGTGTTTAGCTTCTGCTAATTTTTCTTGATAGATTTCTTTCATTGTTGTTACCAATGTAGCATTAGCAGTAACAGCAAAAGCAATATCAGCAGCTAAAGCAGCAGAAATAGTTTCAGTTAATAAAGTATCATATTCATTTGGATCGGTAGCCAATTTTACATATTGAAGTTTAATTGGAGATATATTTGCCATTATTTTTCTACCTTCAATTTTATAATCATAGTCATAATCAGATATTGTAATAACCCTTAAACAATCTGCTGGTAATGTAAATTGATTAGCCCAGCCCCAAGCAGGAGTTGCTGTGTCTGCAGCAAGTTCTTGTCTTGCCATTAAACAATTCCAGGTATGAGATCTAAATACTGCATTACGAATGCTTTCATATCTAGCATTACAAAGTCTTGCATTTTTAGAATCTTCTGTAAGTGTCAATATAGTTGAAGCACCTAACTGATTTAATGCGTTATTACAAATTTCTACAACTGAAGCCATATTAATCTTTCTTTACTACAATATTGTATTTTTGCCAAATCTCTTCTTGAGATAAATCTGTTTCATCTTGTTTTTGTTTTTTTCTGCTATCAATTTTGTTTTGTTTAATAATTTCAACTAAAGCATAACGATATACATCACTAGAATTACCCCATTGAAAATGTAATAAAACTTTAGGTTTTGGATATGAAAACAAACATCCTGGATCAAAATCACTTAGAGTCATTTTTAATAATGTACTTTCTTCTTAATTGTCTAGGTTTAACCAATGCAAAGATTTCAGCTTCTGTAAGCTCTAAGTCTTTATCAAAACCATTATGTGCAGTTGATGTATGTTTAAATCTATCAACTAGAACATAACGATAGATATAATCTTTATTTTGGAAATGTAAAATGGTTTTTGGTTCGTTGATTTTTTTCATGTCTGATAGTGGGGATT